TTGCCCTCTGGTCGTTTACAGTATCGGGGTGAAACTTTTTCTGGGTATAACCAGCCAAAAAGGACACCCGGTAAAAATAAAAAGTCTGCGGTCCTAGCCAAAAAAGGCAACGAGGTAAAGATTGTACGATTCGGTGATCCCGACATGACAATCAAGAAAAATCAGCCTGGTCGGCGCAAAAACTTCCGCGCTCGACATGGGTGTGACACGGCGAAAGCCAAAGATAAATTCACAGCACGGTATTGGAGTTGCGACGCATGGTGATTACGCGAGGCAGTATGCCAAGAGGGCTGACGTACTACGCCAAAGGCGGTGGTGCGTCCAAGAAGAGCAAAGGCAGTAAGATTTGTCCCGAAGGCAAAGCTTGGGCAAAACGCACTTTTGACACCTATCCGTCCGCTTACGCGAACTTGGCAGCCAGCAAGTATTGTAAAGACCCGAATTATGCCAAAAAGGCAAAAGGTGGGAAGAGAAAGGGCCGATAATGGGCGAGCTTAAAAAATGGCTTGATCAGAAATGGGTCCGCATCAACACAGAAGGCGACATTGTTGGCGAGTGTGGCAGTTCTGAAAACAAGAAAAACCCAGACCGTTGTCTGCCAGAGAAAAAAGCACGCTCGCTGAGTAAATCAGAGCGAGCGGCTACGGCACGTAAAAAGAAACGAGAAGGGTCAAAAGGTAAAACCGTTGTTGCAAACACGCCCAAAGCCAAAGTCACCAAGATGAAGGCGGGTGGGGCTGTGAGAGCGGAAATCGCTAGGGGATGCGGGGCTGTAATGAGTGACCGCAGAAAGAAAACAAAATACTTGTGAGGTAAGTATGTCTAGAGTGAATCTTGGTATGGGCGGTTTCAAGAAAAAAGCTGCACCCAAAAAGAAAGCGATGAAGAGTAAAGGTAGCGCACAAGGGGCCAAAATGAAGTCCAAAGGCGGCGCTATGGGTGGCAAAAAAGAAATGATGCCCGGCGGTATGAAGAATGGCGGCGGCGTGAAGCCAAAAGGCATGAAGAACGGCGGCAAGATGGCCCCGAAAGGCATGAGATACGGCGGCAAAATGAAAAAGAAAGGTGAGAAGGTAGGCGGCAAAATCTGATATGCCTTACCTACAATCTAACATCCCGCACTTCAAGTGCTGGGTGCGTCGTGAATACACGAAAAACCACGAGGAATATCACGGCGAGTTTCTGCACGCTATGGCAATTGCTGTGACTACAATGCCGTGCAGGTGTCTCAGTTTTCAGTTGATCTTTACGGGCATCGAAGCAGAAGGCGAAGAAGAAGACACTGTTCACGGGGGCGCTATGTGGGCCCGTATGCCAATCACAGCGTTGGTGGGCGACGTCCCATTAGAAGAATGGCCGGAGCCTATGCCTGTTTGGGCTGCTCAACCTTGGGATTGTAGCTCTCATCATCACTCTGTATATGTGCTTGATAGGGCCACACCGTGCCCCTGGTTGGCAAAGATTGACGGTGAGATGTACCCCGCCAAGTATCTTTTCACCGTGGATTACTCAGAGAGTGAGATTGCTGACGATCCTGCGCAACACAAGCAGAGTCATGTGTTGCAGTTGTTGGATGCGGGCTCTTGGACAGGCAACATAGTGGCTTTGCCGAATAATCGCGTACGGGTTACACACCCCGCGTGGTTTGAAACAGGAGAGGGCGCACCGGACTTCAAGCCTTCTGCGCATATACATTATTCAAAAAGCGATTTAGATTACACGCTTGACGTGAATCAAATTTTTGACAATCTGTACAATGACAACCAGCAATAGCAAAGACTTTGAATTAGATGTCGCAGAGTATGTCGAAGAGGCGTTTGAACGCTGCGGCCTCGAAGTAAGGACCGGCTACGACCTTAAAACGGCACGTCGGTCTTTGAATTTGCTGTTTGCGGATTGGGCAAATCGAGGTCTGAATCAATGGACCATTGAGCAGACATCGATAACTTTAGCATCCGGTGTTCGCGATTACCCTGGCGGCACCCTCACCATGACTGTAGCTGCATCTGCTAGTTTTTCTGTCGCAGAGACAATCACTGGCGGCACGAGTGCTGCAACAGCCACGATTACAAGCAAACCCTCGGGTACTACATTAGCTTTGACCATTCCTTCTGGCACGTTCCAGGCGGCAGAGACTATTACCGGGGGCACAAGCGGCGCTACCACTACAGTCAGTTCTGCGGTTGATTTGTCGGATGTGCGTAGCACCATCGATATTTTGTCTGTTGTGGTCACACGCGACAGTACCGATTTTCAAATAGAGCGCGTAAGTCGTTCTAGCTACCTGAACATACCCAATAAAGCGCAAACTGGGCGTCCAAACCAGTTCTTTTTAGATAGACAAATCACTCCGGTCCTGCGGGTATGGCCGACGCCGGACAAGAGCACAGACATTATAAAGTTTGATCGTTTGACTCGTATTGATGATGCAGACACAAATACTAATACAGTCGATGTACCGTTTCGGTTCTACCCGTGTCTTACGGCAGGACTGGCTTACTACATATCAATGAAGCGCAATCCTGGCATGATGGCGGTCTTGAAGCAGGTGTATGAAGAAGAAATGCAGCGTGCTATGGACGAAGATAGAGATCGTGCATCGCTGCGCATCAGTCCTGGCTACGAGTACTACAGGAATTAACGATGTCCGGTTTTGCCCGAGGTAAATACGCTTACGGAATATCAGACCGCTCCGGTGTTCGGTATAAGCTCAATCGTATGAAACGAGAGTGGAACGGTTCTCTTGTAGGACCGGACGAGTACGAGCCTAAGCAACCTCAATTGTTCCCGAAGCCCCCGGTTGATGACCCACAAGCTTTACGCAACGCACGACCAGATCGTGTCGAACCGATGGTCGTGTCGGTCGGGGTTCCCAACGTTCTTGAGAAAACTTTTACCCCGGTCAAAGCATCAACGCAAGTTGGCACAGTCACAGTGGTGATTACATGAGTTTTACTTTTGACAGCTTGAAGACGGCTATACAGGATTATCAGGAGACAAGCGAGACTACGTTTGTCAACAATCTGCCGGTGTTCATCAAAGAGGCAGAAGAGCGAATACTCAAAAACATAGAGTTGCCGGTGTTTCGTAAGAACGTTACGGGTACGGCAGCGCAAGACAACACGTATCTAGCAACCCCCACGGATTTTTTATCTCCTTACAGCTTGGCAGTGATCAGCAGCAGTGAGTACGAGTATTTATTGTTCAAGCACGTCAGCTTTATCCGTAGTTACACGCCCAACCCAGCTACGACCGGCACGCCGAAATACTATGCTTTGTTTGATGACAACACGTTTATTTTGGCTCCGACGCCGAGCACTAATTTTACGTTCGAACTTCACTACAAGTTTCGTCCTACATCACTGACAGCGGGTGCGGGTTCCGGCACAACTTGGCTTTCCGAGAATGCGCCTGACGCTTTGTTGTATGGCTCATTGGCTGAAGCTGCGACGTTTTTGAAGATTCCAGATGAAGCTGCCAAATACGAGCAAAGATTTGCCCAAGCGGTGGCTGCGCTCAAAGATTTGGGTGAGGGCTATGGCGCTCGCGATGAGTACCGATACGATATATCCAAAGGCAGATAGGTGTGTTTGAAACCGTAGAGTCATCGATAGGGCAGGTCACAGTAGCAACTACTCAGAATAGGGGTCATTCTGTCGACTACTGGTCAGAAGAGGCGACCAAACGTATAGTTAGTGTGGGTGGGAAGAGTCACCCTTTGATCGCGCAGCAAGCAGAGGCTTTCAAAGAATCTGTTTCTAACGTGATTTTGTTTTATATGAAAGAGGCAATCAAAAGCGACCGTACCACTTTGATCGCTCAGTTGGAACAACAAGGCCATCAGGATATGGCAGAAATACTCAGGAGACTGTAATGGCTATCACGACGGCTATGTGTACCAGCTTCAAAAAAGAACTTTTAGAAGCTGTTCACAACTTCAAAAACTCAGGCGGCAGCACTTTCAATCTTGCACTGTACACCAGTTCAGCAAGTTTAGGCGCAAGCACGACTGCATACACTACCTCAAACGAGGTGTCTGGCACTGGATATACCGCCAAAGGCGCATCACTTACGAGGGTTGATCCCAGCACGTCGGGCACGACGGCGCTGACAGATTTCAGCGACTTAACTTTCAGCAGTAGCTCCATAACAGCACGTGGGTGTCTGATATTCAACGACAGCGCCAGTGGCGACCCCGCTGTTTGTGCGTTGGATTTTGGTGGCGACAAGACGTCCAGTTCCGGTGATTTTACTGTGCAGTTCCCAACTGCGGATGCGTCAAACGCGATCATCCGTATTGCCTAACATGCAGTGGCTCAACAGTCCCAACAGACCAAGATGACTCCAGCGGAGTATCTGTTGTGGCTAAAGCAGCAACAAGATGCGAGTCATAATCAGTAGGGAATAAGAGTGGCAAATGTAACGGGTTGGGGCAGAGGCACTTGGGGCCAAGGCGCTTGGGGCGAGCCCATACCCGTCGAAGTGACAGGAGTTTCTGCGACGGGTGCCGTAGGCTCCGTAACAGTTACGGGAGATGCGAATGTTACAGTCACAGGCGTTGCAGGAACAAGTGCAGTTGGAACGGTCACGGTTTCAACGGATGCTAATGTCAGCGTTACGGGTGTTGCAGGCACCGGTTCGGTTGGTGCGGTCACGGTTTCAGCAGATGCGAACGTTTCTGTCACTGGTGTCGCAGGCACAGGTAGTGTTGGTTCGGTTTCAGTCACCGGAGACGCAATCGTCTCTGTCACAGGCGTTTCTTCGACGGGAGCGGTCGGCTCCGTCACTATTGTCGAAGGCACGGGCGTCACTTTTTCAGTCACTGGAGTCAGTGGGACAGGTTCTGTCGGAACGGTTGCTGTATCCGGCGATGCGACTACCAGTGTTACTGGTGTTTCTGCTACCGGATCTGTCGGAACAGTTACGGTTGCGGTGGGCATCGTTGCAACACCGAGCGGGGTCACTGCTACCGGAGCGGTTGGCTCGGCCACTGTATCGGCTGATGGGCTCGCCACGCCATCTGGTGTCAGTAGTACGGGCGCAGTTGGGACGGCTACAGTATCCGGCGACGCGGCAACGAGCGTCACAGGAGTCTCTGGTACGGGCGCAGTTGGGACGGCTACGGTCGCGGTGGGCATCGTTGTGCCTACGACTGGCGTCAACGGCACAGGCGGTGTTGGGACGGTTACGGCAGTTGGTTCAGCGATTGCTACGCCAACTGGGGTCGAAGGAACCGCACTAACAAAGCAAGTTTTAGTTTGGGGACCGGTTGATGATGACCAAACGCCAAATTGGAGTAGTATTACAGATAGTCAAACACCAGCCTGGTCTGTTGTTTCAGATAGTCAAACCCCGGAATGGGAAGAGGTAGCGTGATGGTTCGCAAAGTAAACAAGGTCATCAAGGGCTTAGAGAAAGCCTCTAAGACACACAAAAAACAAGCGGAAACTTTGAAAAAACACGTCGCTTCGATGAAAAAACCGAAGAGCAAAGGTCGGAGAAAGTAAATGGCAACCTATGTAAACGATTTACGCCTCAAAGAAATCGCCACCGGGGATGAAAGCGGAACCTGGGGCGCGAGCACAAATACAAACCTAGAGTTAATTGCCGAGGCGTTTTCTTTCGGTACGGAGGCGATTACAACCAATGCCGACACGCATACTACGACGATTGCTGATGGCAGCACTGATCCTGGCCGTAGTCTTTTCCTCAAGTACACTGGCACATTGGATTCTGCTTGCACCATAACCATTGGCCCGAATACCGTCTCCAAGCTGTGGCTCATAGAAAATGCCACTTCCGGGTCACAGAACATTATTATCAAGCAAGGTTCTGGCGCGACTGTCACAATAGCCAACGGCCAAACCAAGGCCATTTATTCAGACGGTGCCGGATCAGGCGGCGCTATGGTGGATGCGTTTCAAGACCTGTCCATTCCCGATCTGTTCATTGACGATGACCTGACGTTTACCTCCGACAGCGCAGTCATCACTTTTGGCGCAGATGGCGACACTACACTTACGCACACAGACGGCTCTGGCCTGACGTTGAACAGCACCAACAAGCTGATGTTCAACGATGCCAGCCAGTTCATTCAAGGCTCGTCTGCTACGGTCTTGTCTCTGGGTGCTACGGATGAGATTGACCTGACAGCGACTGCTATTGATGTAAATGGAACCATCGATGTCAGTGGTAACGCTACCTTGGGTGGCACTCTGGGTGTAACCGGAGCGGTAACAGCAAATGCTGGCGTAGTCGTAGACAACATCACGATTGATGGTCAAGAGATTGATGTTAGTTCAGGCGATCTCACCCTAGATGTTGCAGGTGACATTCACATTGATGCTGCTGGAGGGCAAATAAATTTCAAAGATTCTGGAACAACCAGAGTCACATTTGAGCTAGATGCTACGCCAGAGGTGTCTTTTACTGGAGGTAATTTAGCCTTCAATAATTTAACTGCTGACGCTGATATTGCCTTCAAAGGTTTTGATGCCTCCAGCTTTATCACAGCATTGACTCTTGATATGTCTAATGCAGGTGCGGCGTTATTCAACGGTGCGGTCACGACTGGTGATACGATCACTGTTAATAGCGGGAGCCTCAACTTAGCCAGCGATGGCGGCACTTTATTTATTGGTGCCGATATAGATATGCGCCTTACTCACGACGGTTCTAATGGAACGTTTAGATGTGATACGGGTGACATGACCTTTGATGTTGCTGGCGACATTGTTTTCGATGCTGATGGGGGTGACTTCAACTTCAAAGATGGCGGTACTACTCTGTTGAGTTTGAGTAACGCTGGCAGCAACAACGTACAGCTTTCAACATCAATTAGTGATGGTGACCTTTTATTCAAGGGGAATGATGGCGGTTCTATAATCACAGCCCTCACCCTTGATATGTCAGCAGCGGGTAGAGCAATTTTTGGCGCTGATGCGGATATGTCAGACGGTAATGCTTTCCGGTTTGGAGATAGCCAAGATCTTTTAATCTACCATTCGTCTAATGAAAATATCATCCAAGCGAATACTACCGATCAAGACTTAATTTTTAAGGGAGTAGATGGCGGATCGTCTATCACAGCCCTTACCCTTGATATGTCAGAGGGGGGAGCGGCTACTTTTCGTGGAAACATGACCATGAATGGTATTGCTGGCACATCTCCAATCTTAAATCTAGTCAATAACGACACAGAAGACGTTAACACTGGGCGAGAAAGCTCAGTTCGCTTCAATGGGTTTAGGTCAGGTGGCGAAGCTGTCATTAACTCTCAAATCTCTGGAAACCACACTAGCAGCGCAGATGATGACAAAGGTGGGTTGTTCTTTTACACCAACGGTGGCTCTGGGTTGGGCGAAAGAATGCGAATCACTAGCGATGAAATAATTATTAATGACGATGGTGGAGATCAAAATTTCCGTATTGAGACTGATGCTCAAGCTAGTGCGTTCGTTGTTGATGCTGGGGCCGAAAAAATTACTATGGCTGTGCCTTTGCATCTAGGAGACCTTATAGCCTCTGGTTCTGGTGGCCTCGCGCTGCAAACAGATGATGGCGTAAAGCGAATCACCCTAGAAGACAGTGGCACGATCACACTCGGCAATAATAGCCTTGCTGCTGCTTCAACTCTAAATGCGAGAAGAACCGGAGCAACTGGCGACATTCTTAGGCTCAGTGGTGGCAATAGTAACGTCGGAGAGTTTGCCGTTATCTTGATCCACGGTGAGGATGTCACTGGAGGGCAACAAAAGGGAATCATCACCTTTAATACGATAGATGTTGCCAATGTCGGTGATGCAACTCTTCAAGAAAGAGTGCGTGTAACCGCTGAAGGGCCAACACGGTTTGTGTCAGGCTCAAGCACAGTACCCGGTATTACTTTCCTTAACGATACGAATACGGGGTTTAATAATGCAAGTGCTGATAACATTGGATTTGTCGTAGGTGGTTCACAAAAAGCATTTCTGAGTGCAAGTCAATTTAACGTCACGGGTAACGGTGTATTCAGTGGCTCAATTTCTAAAGGCTCTGGCTCATTTAAGATTGACCATCCGTTACCCTCTAAGACAGATACCCATCATCTTGTCCACTCATTTGTGGAAGCGCCACAGGCTGACAATATCTACCGTGGTAGCGTTGATCTGGTGGGTGGATCTGCGACGGTAAACATTGATACAGCGGCTGGCATGACGGACGGAACCTTTGTCCTATTGAATACAAACGTACAATGTTTCACATCAAACGAATCAGGCTGGACTGCAATCAAGGGGTCTGTATCCGGCAATACCCTCACAATTACCGCCCAAGACAGTGATTGCACAGACACAATTTCTTGGATGGTTGTAGGCGAGCGTCATGATCAACACATGAAGGATACTGAATGGACTGACAGTGACGGTAAGGTGATTGTAGAACCCAAAAAAGTTTATGAAGGAGAATAATAAATGGCGATTAACACAACTTGGTCTGTTGAAAATATGACTCGTATGGATGCTGATGGTGGCGTTATAAAAGTATATTGGACTTGTATTGCAGAAAGTGATGCTGGCGGAGGCGAAAGTGCAGCTGAGGGCGGTAAAAACATTTTCACTTACGATGCGTCTTCTAGTGATTTTATTGCCTATGCGGATCTCAAAGAGAGTGATGTTTTAGGTTGGATCTGGGAAGCCAATAAAGCGGAAGGTGAAACTGCTGAAGAGTACAAAGCAGGTATTGAAGCTAACCGCACTGCCCGTGTGCAAAATCAGATTGATCGTGCAGCAACACAAGCAACTGGAGTGCCTTGGTAATGAGCGAAGAAAAAACAATCGTAATCAACGACGAAAAATATAACTTTGGTGATTTGAAGGTCGAAACGCAGGCTCATATTGCTAGAGTCGCAGAGATTCGTCGTGAAATTGCTGCACTGCAACAGCAAATTGCAGAGCGTAACGTGCTACTGCAAGCCTACACTCAGAGCATAGTTGAAGGTGTACAGCCTGTTGAAGAGCCTGAGACAGCACAAGGTTTGCCCGAAGGGTTTAAGGAACACTAATGAGTTTGCTTGAAATCGTAACTACGCTGACTACCTTGTCAGTCGTCGCAAGTGCGATCTGTGCTGCTACACCGACGCCCAAAGACGATGCGTTTATGGCTAAGTATGTGTACCCCATAATTGAAGCTCTTGCACTCAATGTCGGCAAAGCAAAAGAATAGCCATGTGCTATCTAGCAATGGCAGAGGTCTGGGAATTGGATAAAGGCGATAAGGCGTTGCAGGAAATCAACACACATGAAAGAGAGTGTGCGTTGAGGTATGAGCGTATAGAAGAACGCCTAAAAGATGGTTCTAAGCGTTTTGATAGGCTAGATGAAAAAATTGACCGCTTTGGCAATAGGCTTTGGTGGATTATTGGTTTGATTGTAGTGAGCATTCTAGTGCCACAATTTTTAGGAGGTTGAAATGTCAGATGAAGGAATCCGTGTCCCAACGTGGGCATTGCCAGCGTTTCTCGCGATTCTCTCGGGTGCCGTCGTATGGGGTGCGTCTGAAGCTAGAGCACAGGCAACACAAGAAGAAGTTGACCGCATTGAAGCAGT